CCCCAATATTCCCGATTTGGAATATTGTGATATGTATGGGCCACTTCCTGTGGGTCAAATAACCTATTCAATAGATAGTCGGAGACTATCTGCAATAATTAAAATGTTAAATCATGAGCTGGGACAGCGTTGATTAGGTTCTTGTTTAGTACTATTAGACTGGCTGGATTAGATTAACCTGATTTCTTGATTAACCTTTCCAATCTATGCGGTCAATGACGGCACGACCGGGCCTGCTCCGAAGAACATGCCCTATCGGTTTGCCGTCGATATCCTGGATGGGCACCTTGTGCACATCGGGTCGCAAACCCTTTTTACGCTTAGATCTACTACTCTATCCTTTTTTCTGGTAGTGAGACCTGATTCGTTCAACACGAAGAATCATACTGCTTAACTGTAGCGGCGTATCGCTGCATTCAAGCTTGGAAAAGAGGTCGCTGAACCCTATTCCGAGCCTATGCTCCAGTTGTCGCTCGTGGACATATTTCGAACCGTCCGTAAACCTGAACTTGTATCGATCACTCAACCTGCACGCCGTGTGGTCATCGATGGTGAGTGTCTTGTCAGTGATTCTGAAACTCAGGAGATCCTCTACGAGCCTAGATATTCCCTCACTCTAGGCGCCCTTGTAAATCGCTAATGCATGTAGCGAGGGATTGTTCCTGATGAATGGATTATAACCAGTATACTCATTTCTGGTCATGAACAGTTTGGACACGTCCCTATAAACCCCGATGGTGTCCATGGTCCCGTTGGTGAAGAACCATTTTGAGCAAAACTCGATGTCAAAGACGCCTCCTAGAGTAATGTCTGTGACTACTTGGCCTAGTCCTTTTGAGGCCCTGCGCATGTAGCTCTCCACTACGATACCGTTCTCCTTGATTTCGAAGAGCTCTTCTGGCATCACCTTCTTCGTGAATGTCAGTGCGCTAAGCGATTCTTTCACGATCTCGCACTCACGGCGGGTCCTCGTGAATAAAACCGTGTCGTCGCCACTGGCCTACACGGGGTAATCTCTTTCAAATGTCTCCCAGTTCCATGGCAGGCCGCTCTTGTATATGTAGTAATACATATAAAATAGGGATCTCAAGGTGTTTCCCAATGTGGTCTTCGTACTATGACCACTGAATGTTGTCCCGTTGAGGGGCGTAGCTAGATAATACCTCCACGGCCTGCTCCAATCCTCCCCTTGGCACTTAATGCCCGAACGCTGCCACTCAGCGAGCAAGGCATCGCTCCAGCGTTTGTTGGCTGAACAGTAATTAGGCAAATAAGTGAACGCAACAACCTTGTTCTTCTTCGCACTCTTCCAAACGCTGTTCCACAAATTCCTCTTGGCCCTGTCCGTCCACACCAGCTCTTTTGAGTTATTGAGACACTCATAGAAGGCTCTCTCACACTTGCGAGATGAATGGATGCGGGCAAACAGTTGATTCTCAACGCAATCCATTAGTACTGCAAACTGGGTGCTGTCAAACGCCGACCCATCTATGGACAAGGAGCTCCAAGACTCATCGACCCGAGACTTCATCCACTCGAGGTACTGCGATTTGTCATATCCCTGCACGAAACCCTCAAAACTCTTCCTTAACGGACCCCACATGAAACTCTGAACATAGACAGGATATGAACAATTATCCGGCGGTGGCACGAATATGTTCCTCGGTCTATCCGGGGTCTCCGGCATCAAGCCTGAAACATCATCCTTCGTGAAGTAAGCCTCGCCACTCTTGACCATCGTAGTGAAGCTGCGGATCATATCGACCTCCTTTTCCTCAAATTTCTCGTGGTGTTTCATCATGGTCTACGCATACTTGAGCTTCTTGCTATCACTGAAACTGTCCTTCTCCTAGAGCCACTTGATCGGTTCAAAAGCCCCCTCCCTAAAACTGGCTTCCAACAAATCCTCGAACATCCCAAATTTATGCTCATAGAGCTTGCGACTAAAGTGCCTGAAATCCTCGACGACGACAGGGTCCGGCCCAATGTTGCATCCACAGTGCCTTCCGGCTATCCCATAGAATGCATTCCCTTGGCTCTTGGACATGAACTCATAAGCGAACGCGTGTGTCCCATCGATGTTGTTGTCTGCTCCTGAAACAAAACTCTAGATTTCCCCTCCCTGGATGACTTGGCCTTTTAAGTCGTAGTGTATCCCTCTCTTCTGGTCCCTTGTAAGGTCTCTACTGATGCGCTATACAGTATCAAACCAGTCATGACATTCGTTCCCGTACTACTAAACGGACAACGGGATGTCTGCAACGATAGGCGCTTGCTTAATCTTGAGATAGTCCTTAACATGCCCATCGGGTATGGACGAGATCTGTTTTGCTGGCTCAGATCTCGAAAATTTGTTGCACTCCAATGCGAACTGCGCCACATTTGGCATAACCCTCTCTGCACAATCAACCATGTACCTGTTACCGTTGACCCTCGAAACTGAGGCTATATCCACCTCCAAAGGCAATCTATAAATGAACTTCTTGTCAAATCCGAGGGCGTCTCTAGAAGTGTGCTTAGTGGCTGCCTTGTCTTTGTCCCCAAAAACGCCTGCATCGTCCGAGAAGTGGCACATATTACTCAAAGAGAATAGGCCGAGAGACGTTGTGATGCACTCCACTGAGCTACTACCACCGTGGAACGACTAGAGCCATCGCTGAAAAAGTGCTGTTGGCGGTCTTATGATAGGGAACTTATCAATCATTCCTGGAGTCCATTGGCTGTGGTTATCGATGGATGCCTTGTTGGACATATAACCGGTCCTGGTCCTCACATAGTGCTAACACTCCCTCAAAACCGCTTTCTTGTAGGGCTCCCACGTAGGCGCGCTTGTGATCTGCACGCTAGCCAAATCATGCTTCATGAGAGCAGGCTAGTACCTCTGGAGCCACACATCCTGGACACTATGCTCAAAAATGCTACCGGGCCTAATTTCGGGAGTCCACATACGACAGATCTTCAAATCCTTGGACCTAACCACGCTGCTGAAGAACTGGACGAAACCCGGATTGATTATGGTATCTTTGTGGTTAATCGTGACGCAGTCATGGTGATAAGCTTCCCCGCTACTGGTGGTGTGCATAGTTACCTTGCCTCCCGATATTCTGAATGTGCCTGTTCCTTTGGGGAGCCTATACTCACCCGGTAACATAGGGAACTCCATACCGACAACAAAGCATACTGAATCGAAGCTCTGGAAATCGAACAACTTCTTATCGTGCAAGAAGTAGTGGCTATCCCACATCATAACTAGCGCCGGTTCGTTGTTTTTACCATCCTCGCTTGTCCACAACCTTTTGCTGAGCCTGACCACTAGCCCTCGACTGCTTCTTCTCGTGACACTCATAAGACGCAGATACTCGGATGTCTTTGACTTGTTTTCTCTATGGTAGTTACTGTCAAAAGGCTATTCTGTGGGTCTGAAGGCGCGAATGACTATCTGGGTTTTACGAATAGTGAGGTCCTGCCACTGCTACTTAGTGTCGTAGAACGGAGCACTGCGCAGAGTGCCACACGCACAATCTTTGTCGATGCTTCGTGGTGCATCGCAAATGACGCAAAGTTTCGCCAGATCTACTGGAGCTGCTGGAATCATGGTGTCTGGTGAGGGTATCGGGTCAACAAATGGGTTCTCAACAGGTTCGCCTAACTACGCCTGGAGTTCGTTAATCCCTTTCTGTAAGGCCTCGATTTCTGGGTCAATCTTAACGACGTTGACCTTAACGGGCGGCTCAACCACAGGTTTTGTGGGAGCAGAGTACCATCCTCGGAGAATCTTGGTACTAATCGACTGCTTGGTGCAACCAGTCAATGTGAGAGCTGCGCGGAGCTCTCTAAGCTTACCAGCCTTTATTAATAGCGTCTCGTGGTCAACACTGAGGTCGGATGCCGCTATAGCATCACCCCACAATTTTGTCACAGCCAAGTACTTGGAGCCTATGTCGTGAATCTCAAACACCTCATCGCTAGTATCTCTAAACGAGAGATATGCGGAAACCATCCGTCCGAACTGCTGAGCCTGGAGGTGGGTGACTGTGAACCGCATGAACGGATGCCCGTGCGACGAGTTGGACCCGGTGGGGACCTCTACCCCATAATGCTTTAGGGTGATTTCTGAGTCTGCGTCTAGATAGCCTTGCAATACCGGGGCATACTCTCTAAAGAAGGTGATGTCCTGTCCGTCGACTACTGTCTTATTCTTCTTTAGATCGAAGTGTCTTGTATGGGTGTCGTCATTGAAATTGGTACTGAGCTTGAGTGAGTTCACATTCATGGCGGCCACTGTAGACAATGGGAGCGTGCAGGTCTTGGATATTGGGTGGAACTGAGAATCCACTCGCACGACCTGGGAGTTTCCATTCACAAAACCTATCTTCTAAGGGAATGTGAAGGCCTCATGGAATGTATAGACCTTGTTGGAAAATCTCTTAGTAATCCACATGACCAGTCCGGTCATAGATCGAGGTCTTGGCAGGTCGTTGTCCTTGTTCAGCATACTCTACTGGAACGCCCAATTGCCCCACATTCGCTGCTCAATGGCAGAAAGGACTCCACTGGCGTACAACTTCCTAATCTCCTTAAGAACTATAACAGGGTCCATTTCGGCGGCATCCATGAGCTTCGTCATGGACTCGAAAGGAATCAGTGCGCATCCGGGATCGGCCAAACGGTCGAAGGCTGTCTCTCTCTTTTCGAGGTCCTCTAGATCCTTCTGAAGCTACGCCTTGGTTTCCTCCAACTGTTTCTCAACCTGAGCCTTGAGGTCAACTAACCATCGTCTAGAGCATGCTCGGTCATGGTACTCGCTAATAGTCTCGGGAGAGATGACATCTCTAATGGATAGAAGTGAGGAGTTATCAGTCATGAGATACCCTTTACGCGGAGGGACACTAACACAATGGTGTCCTAAACCATCCTGGCTAACGACGATGACCAAACATCCCTGGGGGGGGAGCATCCCCCTGGCAGACTTATCTGCGCACTACGTGGGAGTGAACACTGGGACATCAGTCATCTCCGACCAACGAATTATGTCGTCCATGTGGCATGGGGCCTTTGTGGCTTTTTCGAACGTTGAAATAACTTCGTAGAGGTACGCGTTCGGCAGGTGCTCGTAGAACTAAGCGATGCTATAGAACACGCAGCGGGTGTTCGGGGAGAAAACAAGGGATCGATCGCCAAGCCTGGCGCCCAGCGGGTCTCCGGTCTTACGGTGTTCGTAAGAATTGGTTCCATAAACGTCGTACTTTCTGCAAGAACTTGGTTTGGACCGGGGGAACGTGCCAGCGACTGCACGGTCCATACGGTCCATGATATCAATATCGCTGGGGTGAACCCCTGCTAAAATTCCTCCCCAATTCCATCGGGAGAAACCCATGCTAGCGGCGGACAAAGTGAAGAGGTGGGCTTCCTTGGTAGACTTAAAGTCGCGGAGGTTGTCTCGTGCTTTACTGGTCTTCGCCTAATGGCGACGCGTTGAACATCGTTTGTTC